TGTTACGGGAGATACATGTTGTGTTATAAGGCGTTCGTGGGAAGGAGTGTGTGAGCTTTTGGAGGCTGAAGCTCGAACCAATCGGATGTCTTGGAGGAGAAGGGTGTCGATGAAATCGGCTCTTTCTTCGCAGAAGAGATTATTTGATGCGCAGTGCAACTGTGACGGCGGTTCGGGAGATGATGCCAAGGAACTCTGGAAGGAGCACATGGCGAAACCTCGTGTTTCGGTCAAAAAGAACTGGCTGGCTCTCTTGAAAGAGACGGTCCGTTCCCATGTTTCCGGATGGGGCTCTGGCCTTGAGAAGGCTCGCGTGGAGCTGGAAAATGGGGAATGGGAGGATCCGTGGCTTTGCCCTGACCAGCAGGGTTGTTTTGAACGCACTAGGATTGAGGGGGGCACTTTATCGTGTCCCCCCTTGGATGCGTGCTCGGTGGACCCTTCTCTCGTTCGACTCGGCGTCGCTAAGACAAAGGGAAAAATGAGGGTTGTTACCATGCAGAGTGCGTACGTCAAGGAGAAGCTCAAACCGCTTCATACAGCTCTGTACAATCATCTTTCTGTTAAAGGATGGTTGGTCAGAGGTGAAGTCACTTCGGACGATTTTCGTGTTATTATGGCAGACAGGAGGCCCGGTGAACGATTCATCAGCGGTGATTATCAGTGCGCTACTGATAATATCCATCAAGATACAATCGAAGCCATAGTTTCTGTTTTGGCGGAGGACACGAAATTGTCGGGTTTGGAACGTGATCTTTTGGTGTCGAGTTTTACGAATTTGCGTTGGAAGGACGGCACATGCCGGGTTGCTCCACGAGGACCTATTAACAGAGGTTCTATGATGGGCAATTTGCTTAGTTTCCCGATACTTTGCGTCCTGAACAAGGCTATTTTCGATATTTCCTCTGACATCGCTTACGGTCCGGGTGAACATAGGAAAGGTCGTTTTAACGGTGATGATTGTATGTTTTGTGGTACCTCGGAGTTTTACGCTCTCTGGAGGAGGATCACTTCTCTTTACGGCCTCATTGTTAATGAAGCGAAAAGTTCTTTCACCTCGCGATATTTGGAATTGAACAGTAGGACCTATGACTGTTCCAAGAATTCCTTTGTCGCGAAGCCCGTCCTCAGCTTTTTACGCCGGAAGGTAGATTCATCCAGTTGTATCCTTACGGATATATTCAA